ACGGGCTCGCTCTTCTTCGCTCCACCCGGCCTGGAACTCCAGGCACTTCTGCCGGATTTCCGCCTCGGAGGGAATGTAGGCCTTGCGGTGCCCTGTCTTGGAGCCGTGCCAACTCTCTCGTCGCGGCAGGCCCAACTGGCGACGAGTCGCGTCGCACCGATCGGCCGAGATTTTCAGAGTCTCGGCAATCACTCTGGTCGGCGTCCCTGCCAACCACATCTTCGAGAACGTCGCCGTACAGACGGCTACGTTTGGCCCTCGTGGCATGTTTCGTCTTTCACGCTTGCCTCCGGAACCCAAAATGAAACCACCCGCTGCGACGGGTTGAGATAGCAGTCGCCGCCCATGGACTTCCAATGGGCGACATGCTCGCAGTCACCACCGGCGTACGTGCCGGAGATGTAGTCCCCCATGCGGTACACGCCTAATTGCCCGAAGCACGAGTTCATCCGTACGGGCGGCGAGCCCACGGGCGGGTGCCAAAGATGGAACCAGAGCATGTTCTGCCGCTCCTGCCACCACGTCCACCGGCACGCCCAGGCGTCGTACTGGCACTCGGTCGGCTGGGGCCACACGGGAGGCCCCCAGACCGCCCACGAGTACGACCCCATTCCAGAAGCATTCCTGTACTCGTCGTCTTCGAGGTGGCCGATCGTGTTGGCGACGCCGTCGATGCTCCAGCCGCCCCAGGCGTCCGTATCAAACACGATGGCGTAGTCGTAGTCGCGGCATTGTGACTCGCACCAGAGTCGGCAGTTGTTCCGATACTCGGCCAGGGCGATCGTCCGGTCTGAAGTCTTGGTGTAGTTCAAGTGTGGGCGACCGTTGTCAGTCGTCGCCACGGAGAGTTTGCCTCCCGCCGCTGCCTTCAGGACGTCCTTCGTGCCGTCCGTCGAGTCGTTCTCGAAGATGAACGCCCGCCAGTCGGCGAACATCTCGCCCGTCTTCTCTACGAGCGACAGCGTGCGAGGCAGAAACGGCATCGCGTTGCGGCAGATCGCCACGATCGCGACTCGCCGTTGCTTGGCCCACTGACGTCCGATCTCCACACGTCGCCAGTACTCATCGGCGAACTCTGGATCGGGAGGCAGGATGATGTCCGGATCGTGTCGCCTGATCTCGTCTGCGAACGCAGTCAGATTTACGGTTGGCATGTTTCCACCAAGGAGGCCTGAACGAGACTCATGCTGGAGCCGGGCCGCCAGTCGTGGCACAGCACGAGGCCACTCGAAGATGTCGTGCAGAGTTCTGGATACCCGTATCGGCCGTACACGGGGCTCTGGTCGCCCCTATGTCTGCTGTCGTGAACGTGAAGCGTGACGACTTCGAGCGACGGATTGACGACTTCGAGCCCGGCCAGACAAGCCTCGCCGACGATCGCGTTGTCGCATCCGATACGGCCCATCGGAATATCTGCACCGAGCGACGTCATGTCGCCGCCGATGAAAGCCCAGGAGTCCTGCGAGCCAGAGAAGAATCGCTCGCCAGCGAAGTGGCCGAGCATCCGAGGCGACGACGGAGACTCCCACCGTGTCAGGGCGACAAGCCGCCCGCGACGGCACACCCTAGGGATGATCCTGGCCGTGTCATTGAAGAAGATGTCCGTGTTCGCGATCACGCACACCTTGCCAGTAAACTGCGATGCAGCCATCTCGAAGAAGTCGCCGTACGCCCAGCGTCGAGACGTGCCGTCAACGTACACACACTTCTCGAAGACTCCGAGCAACTCGTTAGTGAGGCGAACTGACCTCAGTTCGTGCCGACGGTCTTCGTTCTCGGGCTCGTACCACTGCGAAAGTAGAATCACGGAGTGCCGATTGCCCAACAGTGACCAGGGTGCGCCGTAGGCGACGGGTGCGGCACCCGCAGCACGGACTTGCCGAGCGACGTCAACTCGGCCTTCACGGCGTCGAACATGTCGTGGCACTCGACCACGAACAGCGTTCGAGACCAGTTCCCCTCTCGACTGCACGCCGACAGAATGTCGGCCTCGGCTCCTTCCACGTCGATCTTCACGAAGTCAGCCCCACCAGGGGCGATGCTATCCAGCGTTCGGCACGGCACGAGACGCTGCTCGATCGCCGGGGCGGGGCCACACGCACCCGCGCCGATGGGGTGCGTCTCCAGAAGCGAGTTCTGGTCTGGGCTCGGACGCATGTAGAGAGTCACGAAGCCGTCTGACTTCCAGGCCGCTGCCGTCACGACCTCGACGTTTCCCAGGCCCGCCGCCACGTTTTGTGCCAGCGGGTTCCGTTCGTCAGGCTCGACGGCGATCACGCGATCGAACGCCCACGCCAACTCGCGAGACCAGTCGCCACGGTTGGCTCCGATGTCGAGGGCGAGTTTTCGCTCAGGGAGTTTCGCGATCGCGTGCCCGATTGGATCAACGAGCCAAGTCTCTTCGATGGGCACAGGCTATATCCTTGAGTACGACGCCGCCTCGGCCGTTCCGAAGAACGCGGACGTCTCGATGCGTGGAAACTCGTAGCGAACACGACGCTGGCATGTCGCACGACGCTCGTGTTCGCCGTCGGGCCAAGACTCGCGAATGGCTTTGGTCCGCTCTGCGATCTGCTCGGGAGTGGGATCGTCCTCGCCGGGACCGTCATTCGACCCGGCGAGATCAAGCCTGCTCGGCAGGCCGCAGCGACGAGCGAGCGCATAGACAGACTGCGCGGTCATCTCGTACTTCTCTGCGATGTCGTTGACCTTCATGGTCGTCCAGACTTCGGCGAGTTTGTCCTTATCAATCATCGTCGGCTCTCCTTTGCTTTGATGGGTGATGTCGGTCAAATGGCCCACCCGGCGAGTTCGGCAGAGCCTAGGCTCGCCGGGCGGGACCACCGGAGGGGCTTGTCACGGAGCGAACTGCTGCACCCAGTACGCTCGTCCGTCAGGTCCGACGAACCCGGCCACGCCAACACGGCGGTAGCCACGGTTCAGAATGTTGGCGCGATGCCCTGGCGACGCGAGCCAGACCACAACGGCATCAGCCGCCGTTGGCTGACCGGCGGCGACGTTCTCGGCGACACGGTCGCTACTGTGCCGCAGGGCCATTTCGCGGGCCATCCGCCGTGCGTGCCGACGTGCCGACGACATGAGGCGGCAGTCGACGACGAGTTCATGGGCGCCGCTCTCGATGCGAGCCTCGTTGGTCTTCGCTACGACCTGGGCCTCGCCAGCCGTGAGGACGCTGCACGTCCCGTCGGCAGGAGTCGGCTCGCTGGCGGCGGCCGTTGCGGCGAACAGGGTTAGGATGATGAAGATCGCGGTGCGTGTGTCCATACAAATACCTCGCGTTACGAGTTCAGGAACCAATCGTCGCCGCGACGTTCGTAGAGGCGAACGTCCCGGCACCCAACGCTGCGTGCAATCTCGACACAGTACGGCGCGAACACGGCCAGCGGCAGTTGCGGGTTGATCGAGCCGTCCGCGACCAGCATCGCTGCGGCCACGCGAGACAGCCCACGTCGGCGATACGAGTCGAGCGTGAACCCTTCGAGGGTTTGCTGCGACCGCCACTCGTGCGTTGCTGCCCACGAAACGATCCTCCATGATCCGTCCCGCACAATCGCGATCGGTGTCGTCGACCCGTGTCGACTTTGAACCTCTCGCTGAAACTCGCTTCCGTGCTTTGTCAGGCCCGCGACGATCGCTCTTGCGTCGAGGTCGGCGAGCATTCCAACGGTGGTGGTTATGGCTTCCATACTTCTCTGTGTCAATGGATTTTTTTAGTTCGTCGCGACCACGAAGATCGGCAAGTCTTGTCCAACGAAGTCTGGCACGGTGTGTTCGCTGAGATAGTCCACGGCCTGCTCGTAGGACATGCTCTTGTCGGCCATGACAACTTCGACGCACGTCTCGTAGTCGTAGACGGCGACCGGCCTGACGCCAGACGAGTGGCCGATGTAGGCCTCCGAAAGACCCTTGGCGACGAGGGCGTTTGGGTTGACGATCAGCAACTCGTAGTACACGTCACGGTCTTCCGGCTTTCTGGCGGCGATCATTGCGTCTTCCCTTGGGTTTGAGGACTTTCCGCCACACGCCGTCCACGAGAACCAACTCGTAGACGGGCTTCGGCGACGGCTTCTCTGGCTCGGGAGGCCAGTGTTTTCGTGAAGTTATGCTTCCCATACTGCGTCTAGCACCTTCTGGGCTTGTTCTTTGCTCGTGACCACCTCGGCAACGGCGCCGCCTTGTTCACGAATCTCTTGCATGACGTGCTGCTGAAGCGGCGTCGGCTTCTTGCCAGGCTGTTTGACCTCTAAAAACACAGCCCGTCCGCCCTTGACGCAGAGCAAGTCGGGAACACCGGCTCGCTGGAACGCACCACCGGCGATCTTGAACGTCCACCAGCCGTTGGCCTTGGCAGACTTGACGATGGACTTGGTGATCGTGGTTTCAAGAGGCACGGAGAATCGCCTCCGCGACCTGCTTGAGGCATTCCATGAACAACTCTTCTCCGGACGACCCCTTGGCGGCGTTGACCATCCACAGGATCATGCGGGTGTTGTGCGGCTCGTAGCCTTCGTCCGGTCTGATCCTGTCCGGAGACGGCAGTCGCGGATGTCTGCTGTGTGGGCCGATGTAGAAGGGAACGCCAGTCAGTTCGCACGCCCCGGCCTGTATCTTCTCCAGAAACCACTCTCTCGTCAGGGCGAAAGAAACATTCTGATGGTCTGCCCTGCGCTTTGCCCCCGCGTACATCCTGTACGCGATGTAGTCTGTAGTTCCAACCCTGGCTTGATTGTTGATGTTCTGGCGATTGCGGCAGCAGTGCTTGCATTGCTTTCTTGGGCTGGGGCGGCTCGGGTGAAGGCGGCAATAGAAGGCCCCAACCGGCAGATGCAATCCGCACTTGCGGCAGACTCGCGGCGACTCGACTTCGATGATCCCGCCGTAGTCCGGAAGGATCAGCGGTGTTAGGTCTTGCACTCTAAGTCTCTCGCGGGTTTCCCCTCCGCGAATGACTTCTCAAGTCCAGATAAACAGAGGCCCGTCTTCGCCGACATACGCACCGAGCGTGTTGAGGGAGAAGAACTCCTCGGCCTCGTCCTCGGTCATGCCGTCACGACTGACGAGGATCGCGATGCACTTCTTCGCGCTGTACACAGCGACGTGCGGGTGGTGGTAGTTCGCCGTGTAGCCGACCAGGGCCTTCTCGAAGCCGTCGGCGAGCAGGGCCTCGGGATTCAGTTCCGACAGAGTCTCGACGATGTCGTCGCTGGTCATGCGTTGCAGCCCGCGACGGCAGAAAGTGACGAGATGAGTTCATCCATCGGCCGCAGGCATCGCTGCGGCACGAACCACGCCTCTCGGTCGTTGTTTGGATTTCTCAGGAACTCGTCTCGTTTGCATTCGTGTCCGTACATCCATCCAGCCAAGGCGACGGTCGGTGCGCTGACGATCGCGAGAATGTACTTTCGCTCGCCTGGGTCGTCGTCCCTGACAATCAGAGACCCGTTTGGTAGGTCAGTCCCTCGCACTTCGGAGTCCTCGAAACAGTCCGGAACTCTGTGGAACGTATTCACAGATGCCACGAACCACCGTCCGGATGCCTTGCCGAGAGACATCTCTCCGCATGCGCCACAGATTTCGTCCTTCATCCGTGCTATCCAGTCTCGCTTTTTCGTCTTGGCGTTGTTCATCCCAACGAACTCCGACGCGAGAAATCGCATCTTGCCGATTTCGATCGCCGTGAAGAACTCTGGGACCGTAAGCGTGACTTCAATCATCGCCGACCCTCTTCCTCGCCAACTCCACGTACTCAGCGTTGAGTTCGATGCCCACGCCGTCGCGGCCGAGGGTCTTTGCGACGGCCAGCGTCGTGCCGCTCCCGGCGAACGGGTCAAGCACGACGCACGGCTGGACCCACGCCACGCACGAGCAGTTTGCGATCCAGCCGATGGTCTTGGTCTCGACGCCAGCCACCGTGTTGGCGCACGAGTTGCCCGTGCCCTTCGAGCCCGTTCGCTTCACGTACTGGTTGGGCCGCTTGCGGGTGATCTTCCGCTTCTCGATCTGCCGCTCGTACGGAGTCCCGCAGGCCGAGCAGGCGCCGTACTCGCTCGTGCCAGCCTGGATGCACAGTTCTGCCAGGGTCGTCGGCATCGTGGCGAAGTGGGCCCCGGCGTACGGCGTCGACGCGATCCGCCAGACGCTGCGGCGGTTCTTGCCCGTCGGCGACGAGTCAGACTCTTCTTTGATCGCCTCGGCGTCGTAGAAGTAGTCGCGAGACTTGGTGAACATGAACACGTACTCGTGAGCCCGCGTGCAGCGGTCAGAGACGCTCTCCGGCATCGGGCTCGGCTTGGCCCACACGATGTCCTGGCGAAGCATCCAGCCGTCTGACTGGAGCGATCGGGCGACCATCCACGGCAGGCCAAGCAGTTCGCCGTTCTCGTAGACGTCGCCGAGATTCAGCCACAGCGTGCCGTCGCCGCGAAGCACCCGCTTGACCTCATGGAACACAGCCACGAGGTCCGCGATGTACTCGCCGCCTTTGAGGCCGATCTCCTGCGGCTTGAGCGGGTCAGCCTCGCCCAGGTACGACCGCTGGGCGTAATACGGCGGGCTCGTGACCACGCAATGGACGCTCGCGTCGTCCATGCTGCGGAGAACCGTCGTGGCGTCGCCGTGGAGAATCATGTTTCGGTTCGATCCGTCGATATCAAAACGTCGCGGGGCGATGGGAGTCACATCAGCCCCGCGACGCTCGGAGTCGCCATCCCATGGCGTGCGTAGCGTATCCGTACAACCCGATCAGTCAATCTTTTTTTTCGACAGCCACTCGGCCGCCGCTTCGGCAACGACCGATCTCTTCGCCATCTTCACGAGATCGCGAACGTACCACTCGTTGCCGGAGTCCCAGACGTCGTCGAACGTCTTGCCAGCGAAGCGTCCCTCGCGAAGGACGAACTGCTTCGCCGACTTGTCGGCCTCGTCGAGCAGGCTGGGAATGGGATCAATGAGCCACGTCGTCATGCACCACCAGCCGCACATGACTCGCCACTGCGGCTTGCCGTCGATCTTCACGACCTCGACGAGGTCGATGACTTGCAGCCCGCACTTCTCGCACGAGACGTGGCCCTCGATGGAGAGCATGAACCCCACGGGCGGCTCCGGCGGCGGCTCCCAGGCCTTGGGGGCCGTAGGCTCCTCGGCCTGCCGCTTCCGTGCGGACTTCTTTTTCTTACCGTCCTCGTCCTCGATCGGAGCGACGTCGAACAGAAGGTCATTCGCGGGCATTGAGAACCTCCTCGATCCACTCTTTGTGGGCACTGATTCGCGTGTGGGCCGACTCCTCGCCCATCTTCGCCGTCGGCATCCGGCCCGCGACCATCAGAAACGAGTTGATGCCAGCGAGATCGTTGCCGAGAAACAGGCCGCCGCCTGAGTCGCCTGGGGAGATCAAGAACTCCAGTTCCGTCCTGCGGTTCGAGTCCACCGAGCAGACCAGCAAGTCTCGGTCGGCACGGTCGACCACGTTCGAGCCCGCCCGCTTCTTGCCGTCGCAGATCACGGCGCCTG